CTGAAACCGTCTCTCCCTGAGACCACCAGGACAGTGCCAGATTCACCTTTTAATAAACCTGATACGCTTGACTTCGATGCAAAATGATGCGGAAATAAACCAGACTCAACGAGGGGTCGGGCTAATCGGGAGCACCGAGCCTCGAATCCACACGCCTTTACTTAAAGGTAAGTCCAGGGCGCAAGAGGTGTCTGACCTAGCAGATAAAATCAACCTGCCTTTAATTCCCTGGCAACGCTGGGTGCTAGATGATCTATTATCTGTAGACGAAAACAATGACTGGCGTAAGAAAACAGCTTTATTGTTAGTAGCACGTCAAAATGGCAAGACACACCTAGCACGTATGCTTATTCTGAGCCATCTATTCTTGTGGGGCTCTAAGAACATCTTGGGTATGTCCTCGAACCGTAATATGGCATTAGATACTTTTAGACAAGTCGCATTTACCATTGAAGATAACCAATTCTTAAAAGACCAGGTAAGACAAATCCGTTTGGCCAACGGTCAAGAATCAATAACATTGCTTAATGGCGCAAGGTATGAAATTGCAGCCGCTACTCGTGATGCACCTCGTGGTAAGACCGCAGATTTCTTATACATAGACGAATTACGCGAATGGACAGAAGAAGCCTTTACAGCTGCGCTCCCTACCACACGTGCACGGCCTAATGCAATGACTTTAATGACCAGTAATGCTGGCGATGGCTTTAGCACAGTGCTTAACGAGCTAAGAGAACGTTGTCTTGCATATCCGCCAGAGAATCTTGGATTCTATGAATACAGTGCACCACAGCATTGCAAGATCCACGATAAAAAGGCTTGGGCAATGGCTAACCCTGCACTTGGTCATTTAATTACCGAGCAAACATTAGAAGAATCTGTAAGCACTAACAGCATTGAAGCTACACGTACCGAGATGCTTTGCCAATGGATCGATAGCACCGTCAGCCCTTGGGTGTATGGATCTATTGAGGCTTGCAGTGATAGCACATTAGAAATACCGGTAGGTGCACAAACAATTATGGCATTTGATATTGCACCAACAAGAAGATCAGGCGCATTGGTTATGGGTCAGATGAAAGATGGCAAAATAGCAGTTGGCCTAGCACAGTTATGGCATAGCGATATTGCAATAGATGAGATTAAGATGGCAAGTGATATAAACGAGTGGGCACGTAAGTACCATCCGTTCTTAATTTGCTTTGATAAATATGCTACGCAAACTATTGCAACAAGACTTGAACAAAGCGGTTGGCGAATGCTTGACGTATCAGGCCAGGCGTTCTATCAGGCGTGCTCGGATCTTGCAGATGGCTTAGCTAATGGCCGTGTCGTACATAGTGGGCAAGCAGAGCTAGTGCAACACCTAAATAACTGCGCGGCCAAGACAAACGATGCTGGATGGCGCATTATTAGGCGTAAATCTGCTGGTGATGTAACAGCTGCTATATCCCTGGCTATGGTTGTAAGTCAATTAACTAAGCCGCAACAAACTGCGCAAATCTATGTCTAACTTGCACTAAAAGTCCGATTTATGGTATAAAGTACTTCTATGGGTCTATTGTCTGCTTTGGGAATTACCAAAAATAAAGAATCCGTTCAAGCGCAATACGCCCCTGCCATTATGGACACAGCTTATGGCTATGGTTCATTTACAACTGGTGTTGGTAATTTCCCTGGTGGATTAGATCGTAATTATGCAATGCAAGTACCTGCTGTATCTCGTTGCAGAAATCTTATAGCTGGTGTAGTTTCTTACCTGCCACTTAAACTTTACAAGAAGTCAAGTGGTGAGGAGCTGGGGAGCCCTCTGTGGTTAGAACAACCAGACTATCGGCAGCCAAGATCCGTCACGCTAAGCTGGACTGTCGATAGTCTTTTATTTTATGGCGTTGCATATTGGCGCGTTACAGAATTATATGCAGATGATTTAAGACCATCACGATTTGAGTGGATCGCTAATAACCGAGTTACATTTACAACAAATAAGTTTGGTACAGAAGTAGAAGAATACTTTGTTGACGGTGTAAGAGCACCAATGTCTGGCATTAACTCACTTATCACATTCCAGGGCTTAACACAAGGTGTATTAACAACTGCTGCACGTACAATCCAAAGCGCATTAGATATTGAGAAGGCCGCAGCTGTATCTGCACAAACTCCAATGCCATCTGGCTACATTAAAAACACTGGAGCAGATTTACCAGAGGCACAAGTATCTGGATTATTGGCACAATGGAAACAAAGCCGCCAAAACAGATCAACAGCATATTTAACATCTACATTGTCTTATGAGACAACAGGATTTAGCCCTAAAGATATGATGTACAACGAAGCGCAACAATACTTGGCAACACAAATTGCTAGAGCTATGAACGTGCCTGCGTATTACATATCAGCAGATATGAATAACTCTATGACCTATCAAAACATCATTGATGGTCGCAAAGAGTTTGTAGCATATTCTCTCCAACCATTTATCTGTGCCATTGAGGATCGTCTATCTATGGATGATATTACGGCTCGTGGCCACGTAGTTAAGTTTGCAATAGAAGAATCATTCTTACGTGCCGACACAATGAAACGACTAGAAGCAATAGAGAAAATGTTGCAACTAGGTTTAATCGATGTGGATGATGCGAAAGAAATGGAAAATATGACACCAGAAGGCAGGGAAGTAGAAGATGATACTTACATTCAGTAGCCAGGTAGAAGCCTCTGATTCAGAGCGCAGAATTATCTCTGGCAAAATCGTGCCATTTGAGGAGACCGGCAATACTTCCGTTGGTAAAGTTGTATTTGCTAAAGGCTCTATCGAAATTGGAGATCCTGGCAAGGTTAAGATGCTTATGCAACACCGCCCAGAGAAGCCAATCGGCCGTATGCAAAAGTTTCAACAAGCAGAGGATGGCATTTACGCATCCTTTAAGATCAGCGCATCAATGCAAGGCCAAGATGCTTTAATCCTGGCATCTGAGGCATTAGTAGATGGTTTATCTGTTGGTGTAGATGTAAACAAGTCAATCCAGAAAAAAGATTATTTATACGTAACTAGTGCAACTCTACGTGAGGTTAGCCTAGTCGAATCACCTGCATTTTCAGCTGCGCAGGTTACTAAAGTTGCTGCTAGCGAAAGCGAACCAGAGACACAAACTCAAACTACAGAAAGCGAGGCTATTGTGGAAGAAACAGCATCAACACCACAAAGCACAGAGGTCGAGGCTGCTACTCCTACAGTAGAAGCCGCACGCCCAGTTATTACGGCACCATTTATTTCAACTTCTGTACGTACGCCAATTAACTCAATGGCTGCATACACAGAACACAAAATCAAAGCTGCATTAGGATCAGACGAGTCAAAACTCTTTGTTGCAGCAGCTGATGATTCATTCTCAACAAACCCAGCATTTAATCCAACACAATACCTAACCGAGTTTGTAACAAACACTCGTTTTGGTACTCCAACAATCGATGCCTGTTCACAAGGTGTATTGCCTTCAACTGGTATGACGATTTCTGTACCATCACTTGTTACCAGCGCAGGCGGTGGCACAGGTGTAGCACCAGTAGTAACTGTTGAGGCCGAAGCAGGCGCAGTTGCTAACACTGGAATGGAATCTGTCTATCTAACAGGAACAGTCCAGAAGTACAGTGGTATGAACACACTATCTGTAGAGCTTCTAGAAAGAGCAGGATATCCTGGCTTCTATGCAGAGCTTACACAGCAATTACAAAATGCTTATTTGAACGCTATCGATACAGCTGCATTAACAGCATTAGTATCAGCCGCTTCAGCAGCAACAAACGAATCTGCTGATAGTGATGGAATTATCGATTACACATCACAAGCATCTTCATTGATTTACTCACAAACAGGTTACTTTGCACAAAATTACATTGCTAACCCAGCACAGTATCAAGCATTACTTTCTGCTAAAGATACTACTGGCCGACCAATCTACAGTGCCAACCAACCGATGAACGCAGCAGGACAAGTTGCACCAACATCAATCCGTGGATCTGTATTAGGACTTGATCTATACGTAGACAAGAACTTCACACAAACTGCATTTGATGATGCATCTGCAATTATCCTTGCACCAGAAGCATTCACCGTGTACCGCTCACCACAGGCATTTATGTCTGTAAACGTAGTTTCAAACCTACAAGTACAGGTAGCTATCTATGGCTTTATGGCAACAATCGCCAAAATGCCTGGCGGTATCTACAAGTATATGAAGGCCTAATAACACAAATCAGTAATCCCTGGGGTTTAGTAGCCCTATCCCCAGGGAGCTATTAGCAAAGGAGTAGAGATGGCAGCCACATATGTAACAAAAGCCGAGTTACGGGCTAATCTTGGTATTGGCTCTCTTTACTCCGATGCAACAGTAGAAGAAGTTTGCCAAGCATCAGAAGATATAATTAAACAATATTTATGGTTTAACGAAGCACCAATCGTTGCCGCAGGATTACAAAACAATGTAGCTACTTTAGTATTAGCAAACCCAGGCATATTTGTTAAGGGTCAATCTGTAGCCATTGAAGGATGCGGCAGCACTTATGGCGGCAACCACGTTATTACTGGCACTATCCCTGGAATTAACGTACCAGTTAGTATTAGCACAGCGTTTTGGTCTTATTTTAGCAATTACCAATGGCCTAACGGTTATTCATTTATTCAGTTTGCAAAAGTACACGCAGACGATCCATTCCATCGCATAATTCCAAGTGGTAAAGCATCTGGACAAGACACTAAAGAGGTCGACTATGCGCAAACCCCTGCCATCAGAGAAGCCGCAATGATTGTGGCTGTAGATATCTGGCAAGCACGTCAAGTCAGCCAGACTGGTGGGGTCGGTATGGATGGGATATCTGCAAGTCCTTATAGAATGGGCTTCCAACTCGTAAATAGGGTCAGAGGTCTCATCCAGCCGTATGCAGCACCAGCATCATTGGTAGGCTAATGGCCGCAATAACCACCCTTAGAGGCACGCTTGCAACCGCTCTAGCAAACGCTGGGGTTTGGTCTACTTTTAGTTTTCCACCAGCTACTTTGCTGGCAAACAGCGTGGTAGTCACACCATCTGATCCTTATATTGTGCCAAGCAATAACAGCCAGACAAGCATTGCACCATTGGCTAATTTTAAGATTTTAATAACTGCACCTGCATTTGATAACCAGGGCAACCTAAAGGGCATAGAAGATTTTATTGTGGCAGTAGTAACTAAACTAGCGGCATCTACCCTGGTTTATAATATATCAAGTGTCTCCGCTCCAGCTATTACAAACGCGGCTAGTGGAGATTTATTAACATCAGAAATAACCGTATCAATCCTAACGAGCTGGAGTTAAAATGAGCACACACGAAGAAGACTTAGCCTTCTTGAAGAAGACAGGCCAAATTAAAGACGCACCAAAACCAACTGCACAAACCAAGAAAGACGAGGAATAACAATGGCAATCTATTTAAATAATAACGTAGGTGTTAAGTTGGCTACTGCGGCTGCGCCTACAGCTCCATCTATCGACATCAGCGCATACGTAACAAACGCTGTAATCAACCAAATCGTAGATGAGTTAGAAGTAACTGCAATGGGTGACTCATCCCACAAGTTTGTGGCTGGTCTACAATCAGGTACTTTTACAATCGACTTTATCAACGACTGGGCATCAAGCCAAGTAATGCAAACCCTAAACGATTCATTTGGCAAGACCCTATCAGTATCAGTAATTACCGTTAAAGGTACTACCGTTTCAGCTGCCAACCCAACCTACCAATTCTCAATCCTGGTAAACAACCTAACTCCACTAGGTCAGGGTGGCGTAGCAGAGATCGCTACCTCAAGCGTTACATTTACAGTAAACTCCGCAATAACAGTGTCCCCATCGGCACCATTCTAATTAAGGAGTAACAATGGCAAAGCTAAAGATAACAAGGGCTAATGGAGAAGTATCAGAGCACAAGATAACTCCAGGTGTCGAGTACGCTTTCGAATTGAAGTACGGATCAGGCATTAGCAAAGTCCTACGTGAGCACGAACGTCAAACAGAGATCTTCTGGCTGGCTTATGAATGCTTGCGTAGGGCTGGCGCACAAGTACCTTTATGGGGCACAGAGTTTATTGATACTCTGGAAACTGTTGAGGTATTAGACGAAGAAAAAAAATAATACAGCGCAACTCAACTTTATACAGCATTGCCGCTTTAAGTGTAGAGACTGGAATTGCGCCTAGCGAGTTTATAAATATGGACACAGAAATGTACGCAGCCATCGTACAGGTCTTAACAGATCGGGCTAAGGAGATCAGAAATGCCAGCAGAGGTCGTAGGCGTTAAAGATGTCCTTAAGGGCTTAGTTAAAATTGACGAAGATATGCGCCAGCGTATTAGTGTGGCTATTGACCCATTAATGCGTGGCGTAGCTCTTAAAGCTAAAAGTTTTGTACCCGGCAATGGAGACGTTTTATCTGGCTGGGTTAAACCATTATCATCGGATGTTGGCTATAAACCATTTCCCAAATACGATGCAACTGCAGCAAGACAAGGCATTGGTTATAACCCTGGCAAAAATAAGATTACTAAGAATGGATTTCAGGTTAGCCAGTATGTTTATAACGTAAGCCGTCCTGGATCAATCTATGAAGTAGCAGGCCGTTTAAATCCACAAGGCCGTGCACCATTTGAGTTTAGAACATCCGAAGGACAAGGCGGCACATACAGCAAGAAATCTGCTCGCAGCAAGGCAGTACAGGCCTATAACTCAAATAATCCATTTGCAAGCCAACAATTTATAGCTGCATTAGAGCCTGTAACAAAACAACCAAAGGTTAAAGATGTGCGTGCTAGTGGCCGTAAAACACAAGGCCGTTTAGTTTATAAGGCTTGGGCACAAGACAGTATGAAGGTTTATGAGGCAATAGTAAAAGCCATTAATGGCACAGCTGATAATTTTAACAAAACCACACAGATTAAGAAGGCAGCGTAATGGCCAATATATTTGTAGCCGCAACGGCAACCTGGAATGGCAAAGCCCTTAAAGGCGCACGTAAAGATATAAACACCTTCGAAAAGCAGATACAAAAACTAGGTAGGACAATAGGCGTATCACTTAGCGCAGCTGCATTAATCAATTACAGTAAGAAGGCCGTTAATGCCTTTGCAGCAGATGAGAAGGCAGCCAAAGCCCTAGAACAGCAATTAAAGAATACTGGCTACCAATTCAGCGCACCAGGCGTTGAGATGTATATTGCTAATCTACAGAAGGTTAGTGGTGTATTAGATGATGAATTAAGACCGGCTTTCCAATCATTATTAACTGTTACTGGATCTATCACCCTAAGCCAAGAAGCATTAAACACCGCTCTTAATGTAAGTGCTGCAACAGGTAAATCCTTAGCAGAAGTTAGCCAAGCATTAGCAAAAGGTTACTCAGGGCAAACCACAGCTCTTAGCAGATTAGGTGCAGGCCTAAGCAAAGCCACCATTAAAGCTGGCGATATGGACAAGATCCTAGCCGAGCTAAACGATAAGTTTGCTGGACAAGCACAGGCACGATTAACCACTTACTCAGGCAAGATGGATTTATT